TTTAAAGGTAGGGGAGATGATAAATACAAACTAGCTTGGTTAATACCATTAAATTATATAGAAAGTCATTCTATTTTAATAAAACAAAGAAATGAGTTCATACAATTTTAAAAAGACCCCAATGGAGAAAGTACTCCATGCATTTAATCGGCTTGGGAAAGATGAATTCCACAAGTACATCTATGATTATGGAGACGTACTGCTAGAGGAAGAGGAAGACATGGTAAAAGCTTATCGCAATGACACTTATTGATATAGCCATAGCAGTAGTATTAGTGGTGTCATGGAATGGATACCTATTATATAGAATGAATAAAGAAGAGAAACGTGAAGAAAATTAATCAGTTAGACCTGTTCTCAGGTATCGGTGGATTCCACCTAGGATTTGAACGTGCAGGGTTTAAGGTGAAGTCTTACTTCTCCGAGATAGACCCTCATGCAGTAGCAGTATATAAACATCAATTTAAAAATAGTACATATGTCGGATCAGTTACAGATGTTCGGGGAGCAGACCTCCCACGAATTGACCTCATCACCTTCGGAAGTCCTTGCCAAGATTTCAGCATTGCTGGAAACCGTAAAGGCATGGGAGGAGACCGAAGTAGCCTTATCCTTGAAGCAATTAGACTCATTGGGGAGTGCAGACCAAGAGTTTTTATCTGGGAAAATGTTAAAGGGACATTCTCCTCAAACTCTGGCGAAGACTTTGCGTCAATCCTCCAAGCCTTTACCAACATTGGGGGCTATAGACTTGAATGGCAATTGCTTAATACATCGTGGTTTCACCGCACCCCCCAGAACCGTGAACGAGTATACCTTGTCGGATATCTTGATGCCCCTAAACGAAATTGGAGAGGAGTATTTCCTATCACAGGAGACAGTGGAAAACATTATCCAATGGAAAGCTCACGAAAAACCATTGCAAAATGCCTTACAGCGAGGGGACAAGCCGACCTACACAGTGGACTCCAACTCATCAAAGAACCTCTCCGAGTAAAGAGTGCCAACTCACGTGGCTACGATGAAGCATACGCAGGTGACAGCATCAATCTTACTGCTATCAATAGCACCACACGTAGAGGTAGAGTAGGTGACCAAAAGGCACAGACCTTAGACACTAAGTGCGACCAAGCAGTCATTCAACCGAAGATTGTAGGGTATACACGTGATGCTAAGGGTAAGGTGACGGATAGACATCTAAAGGATATAGCTGGTGCGATTCACGCATCATCGGGTGCGGGTGGAAACACGGATCAATTTGTCTTAGATAAGAACTACACTTATCAAGCAGTCAATAAAACCATTGAGCAAAACGAAGAGGCTTTTGTTGAGGGTCAAGCCATCATGATGGACTTATATAACAAGTCGCTACGTGATATCTCCCCAACGCTTATTGATCCTAAGCACAATGCCGCAGCACTTTTTGATGGGTATCGTATACGTAGGCTACACCCTATTGAGACGGAACGCCTACAAGGATTTCCAGATGACCACACTAAGTATGGAGATTACGATGGAGTGGTTAAGGAAGTAAGCAAGTCACAACGCTACAAGCAATGTGGTAATGCCGTGACTGTAGATGTGGTACATGCTATAGCAGAGAAACTTAAACCCATATTTAAATTCAAATAGTCATGCCTAAGTATTACATAGGAAAGTACAAGAAGATAGAAGCAATGGATGTTGTTTTGGATTTCTCGGAGGATAATTATAATATTGGTACAGCATTAACGTACTTGATGCGGGCAGGTAAGAAGCCCGACAATCCTATCACTCAGGACTTGGAGAAGGCGATTGTCCACTTACAACGAGAATTAGAACACCAAAAAACCAAAATCCATGAAGCAAATAACCATATACCAGAGCGTATACAAAACGGACGAACCTCATTACCTAAGTCCAATACAAGCAATTCATCGTATACGTTCTGGGAAGAGCCGACAATTAGTTGATCTTGTAAGAGGCGGAGATAAGTCAAAGAAGACTGACCTTCCTGTAGTGCTTTGGTCGGGGTTATTCACGGATAGAAAAGATGAAGCCCTACACGAACATAGCGGTCTAATTGTATTAGACTTTGACCACCTTGATGTAGCCAAAACAAAGCCTATCCTAGCATCCGATGACCACGTGTATGCGTGTTGGGTGTCTCCAAGTGGAGACGGTCTAAAGGTGTTGGTAAAGGTGAAGTTCCCTGAGCGTCATCGTGACCACTTCCGTGGGCTTGAGATGTACTTCAAGAAGCAATACAACCTTGAGGTAGACCCATCGGGTATCAATGAGTCTCGTGCATGTTTTGAGTCGTATGACCCCGACATGGTTCTCAATGAACACTCCAAGATATTTACTGCTTTCATTACCGAGCGAGCTTCGGACGCTCCGCAAGAAGTAAAGCAAGAGATAGTAACCGACTACAACAAAGTAGCCATCCTCGCCAACATGATCCGCAATGCGGAAGATGGTGAGAAGCATTCTACACTACTCAAAGCATCAAGGCTTGCAGGTGGATACATTGCCGCAGGTCGTATGACTGAAGATGTAGCAGTCCATGTACTATTTGATGAGATATCTAAGAGAGACATAGACAGTGAGTCACACGCTAGGATGACCATACGTGACGGCTTAGAGTATGGTAAGAACATTCCTATACGTGAGGTCATTGAAGAGGAAGATAAGATAACACGTGAGCTTAAATTGCTTGGTGGTGATATGTCATTCCTTTCTTCGGACGATAGCGACTTTGAATGGATAAACAACTTTGCGGATGGTAAGATTCAGCTTGGGCTAACAACAGGTAGTGACTACGTAGACCAGCATTGGCGATTCAAAAAGAACTTCACAATCATCAATGGACACTCCAACGTTGGTAAGACTACATTCCTATTGTTCCTCCTAGTTACCTCAGCAAGGCTACATGGATGGAAGTGGCTTATATACACAAGCGAGAACCGAACTGCTAGCGTTAAAGTCAAGCTGATGCAATTCCTTATGGATGAGGAAATCAATCGCATGTCCTACGATGTACGTAAGATTGCATTTGAGTGGGTAAACGACCACTTCATCTTCATCAATAACGACAAAGTACTATCCTACTTTGATTTAATCGTATATTGTGAGAAGATAAGAAAGCAACAACACATTGATGGGTTCTTTGTTGATCCGTACAACTCACTACGAGTAGACCTCACCTCACAAGCCAAAGGTGTGCATCAATACCACTACGAGGCAGCGAGTGAGTTCCTAACTTACGCCACCTCATCGGATATTGCGCTTTACCTAAACACCCACGCTGTGACAGAAGCACAAAGACGTAAGGATAGAGATGGATATTCATCACCACCATATGCCGAGGATACGGAAGGCGGGGGGCTTTTCGTGAACCGCAGCGATGACTTCTTGACGGTGCATAGGATTATTCAGCATGAAGACCCCGCTATACGTAGAACTACTCAGCTCCATGTACGTAAGATTCGTGAGACCGAAACAGGATCACAACCTACACCTATATGGGAACCGTTAACGTTTGAGATGAACTCCACTCGTACCTTCTTTAGACCAAGTCAAGGGAAGCCTATGTTTGACCCTATGAACTTTAGCGATATCAAGCAGTCACAAGTGCCTTTTGATTTAACCCAAGGGATTTCCCTTGATGATATATTTTAATGGATTACGTAGAAGTAGAACTTGAACTCCCAAAGCCACCCTCATTAAAC